TTGGATCTACAACATCAACACGTACCTTTAATGAATTAGATAATACCTCAAGCCAAAAGTTAGTATTCCCACCGCCAATAGATATTGACTTGTGATTTTTAAAATCTTCAAATGCATGTGCTGCACGCAAGTATTCTGGTGAAAATGTTATTTCTCTATTAGCATATCCACGGTTAAGTAATTCCCAACCTTCAAGACTAATAGTTGATTTAATTAAAATAGGAACATCGTTACATAATTCTAAACATTTGTAAACGTTGTTCATATTGCACATGCCATCATCACCTTCTGGCGTTGATACCGAGATGATAACCGCATCAGCATTTTTAAACACTGATTGATCCTTGTAACCTTTTGCAGGATCGTAAACACTAATGTCATGGTTTGTTGATAGAAATAGCCCGTGAGCCTTACCAACAAAACCATGACCACATATTATAATTTTCATTCCATGTAAGTCCATTCATGTTTTAGCCAATCTTGTTGACTTTTCATTAATTCTACCTCGTCTGGTTTTTGATTTTGTAATGCTTTCCAAACGTGGTCAATATTCGATGTTAATTCGTATTCACCTTTTTTACAAAGATAGATCGAATTAGATGAACATGTAAAATGATATACATTATCTAAACAATCTATTGACGTAATGTCTTTGCTTATTCTCCAATCGTCGCTGTTTCTAGGTTTTTCGTTAAACCCTGCGAGTACTCGATAGTGTGATCCTTCTTCCTTTGTAACCTTTATAAGAACCCAACTATCTGGCGAATATTCATGATTACTCACGAACCTCTTTCCAGTTATGAATTAGCTTAAGCTTTTCTTCTTTTGAAACGCCGTCTACCATGTGGGGATTATCTCTGTCCCATAATTGTAATACACGTTCTTCATCTAGAATAAACGTGTCTAGAATTTGCTCACCTAACCAGTGTTGAGAAAATTCTTTTACTTCTTCCATAGTTACTGAGTCGTTTGTCCATTCAATAGCTTCTGCGATTGATGGAACTTTTCCGTCTTCTTCCAACGCACTCATTGGTACGAGGTAACGCATGCGATGTGTAGACACCACGGTCGTCACGACATAACGTTCGTCGTTATCTTCTGACATTTGTATTCTCCTTAGTGATTTATCCAAATAACTTTAGCATATCTTGCATCAAGCCATTCTCGATATTCTTGCGCGTCAATTTGGCACGCGAAGTATTTATTAACTTTTTTGTTCTTCCAATATGCTTTAATCTGTATCATATTAGTCTTCTCTATAGAAGATGTGCGAACCCATACGTGCTACTCTATGCATAGACGGTGCCCAATAAGGAGATACGTATGTAGCATGGTAATGTGTTGCGCTTTCTGTAATGCCACGATGCGCACTGTGTACATACATATCACGAGCATGTTTACGTGACTTTTCCCAAGCTTCGTCATCTTGTGGTACATCTGATTTACCATCGCAATACCAAGAGAACTGACATGTTACACGACCGGCTTTATAACCGTCATGTACTACACCACAAACTGTCGCAGGGTAACGTGAGCTTTCAACACGGTTTAATACCACATCAGATACTGACATAGCGTCGATAAGTGAAGACGCTCTAGTCTCATAATAGATGTTTAGAGCCATACACTCAAGTTCTTCTGCGTGGAACTCAGCTAATGCTGCATCAACCTCCTGAGCCTTTAATTCAGAGCCCGCGTAAATAAATCCACTGAATGCAGTGGTATTAATAAGAATTGCACAAATAGCTGTTTTAAGTTTCATAATCTTGCCTCATTGTTTATATTTGTTGATTCTAATATAACCAATTACAAAGAGAATGTCAATAGTTAATTTTGGCCAAAGTTACTTTTTATTTGAGTTAAAACGTTTGTTAGTTTAAAAACTAAGCCTGATGCTTTGGCTTGGTCTGACCAATAACTTTCGTCACCAGTCAGATCCGTTAATACTTCAAGCAGCATCATATTTTGATTTCGTAATGTATCCATTTCACGATAACACGAGTTTATATCTCTATTTAATTCTTTGATTTCTAATCTAAGAACGTCTATGTTTGCCGCTCCTTTATGGACCTTCATTGCCATACTTTTCGTAGAAATCATAATCAATTTTATAAAGCTTTTTAATAAACTCGATTTGCTCTTTACTAAAATCTTTTTCAGTTATTTCTTTTTTAGTTTGATTTAGCTTCTGTGTTATTCCAAAGTGGCTGCAAACGTCGTGCTTTTTAATTACCGTAAATCCAATGAATTTATCTATATCAATAAACAATGCTTGTGGATGGAAATGGTGTAATTGATGTGCTGAACCAATTTTATGTAAATTTGCAAAGAAGTAATCAATCTTTTCCTGTTTAGTACATTTACTCAGTTCAACGCCAAATGTAGAGAATATATCTTCGCCATAGTGGTAATACCTTTGCTTTTCAGTAACATACGCATTAATACATGAAACGAACCTTTCAACAGGATCTGAGTAAACAACAAGTGGTCTACCTCGAGCATCATCGTATTCGTCAGTATCTCTAAACACTTGTTTACGATCTGGGAATGTTTCCTTGACTGTTACACTACAGCTTCTTGGTATTTCAAACCAATTTCGTTTACCATCAAGGTTATACATTAATGGGAACTTAAGCTTTTGACACCAAAAACAATTACATTTATTAAATTGAAAGTCTTTATCTAATTTAGTTGTAGGTAATAAGAATTCTCTAATCTCAGGATCTTTAAGTGCCAATGCTGGTAATTTATCAATTGGAAATCTTTTTAAGATATGAGTATTATTTCCGTCTGGCGCTGGTCCTTCTTCCATTAAACTCTCGTCAAGTTTAGAGTATTCACTATAACCTCTAATATCTTCCATCCATTTAAATGAGTCATAGGCATGTGCAAACGAGTCAGCTTTAACTTTACGAGTTTCAGCTCCACCCATCCATGCCAAATGCCAGCCCATATCCTGAATGATTTTGTTTTGATGGGTTGGCCAACGAACAGGATAATGCATGGCTCCACAACGTATTCTATTTACAGATGTTTCCATAATTTGTTTCTTAGTTGCAAAGAACATTGCTTTCCACCAAACTACAGGGCTACCATCAGTATTAAATGCTCGTAAGTCTGCACGACCTTGTAGATACGCTAATGGAATTTTGAGAATAATCTCTGGGTGGCTTCTACACATTTGCGCAACCCATTTAACATTCTCTGGTTTAATGATTTCATCTGCATCACCATATATGAATACATCATCGTCATTAAAGTTATCCATTGCTTGCATAACAGCATCTTTTTGTAGACGCTCACGTACTCTAGCATATAGAGAGTTTTCACTATCTCTATTTGCGCCAGCATTAATTCTATCAACTTTTAATATTTCTAAGTCTTCTTGTTCAGCAATGTCATGTTCAACATAATGGATCCTTTCCATTGGTAAACCTTGCTGACGTGCAATCTCTAAAAATTTACGTTCAACTGGTTTACCGCTGTGTGTTTTATTAGACTCAACAATAATAAACTTATCCACTACATCTTTTAAAAGATTAACTCTAAGTTTTAAGAGTTCAACTCCAGTAGGAGCAAAAAATGGAAAGCAATCAACAATCATTACTTGTTCCTTTCAAGTACAGTAAGTCCGTTATTATTAGTTCGGAATTCTTTAAATCTCCACTCAGGATTGTTAATAACAAAGTTAATGATTGGTCCAATTAAACCTTCATTAGGCATTGGTCGTTTATCAGCGAAATCTCTCCAGTTTTCTTTTTCATCTCTGCAGCCATATGTTTGAGTATCATGGAAAACAAGGAACTTATTTGCTTTATTACCATGCATTGCTAGCTCACGTTTTAATTGAGAACCAGAATGCCATGTATCAATAAAGAGTAAATCAGTTTGTTCTATATCAATATTCAATACGTTTGCTTTTTCGTATACAACATCTTTACCGACAGTCTTAGCTCGTTTAAATAACTCACTTACTTCCCAGTTTAATTCAATATCATATGATCTCAAGGTTGCATTGGTATTAAGGAATGCTTTAGTACTTTGACCATCACGCACTCCCATCTCTGTAATATGTTCACATTCCATTCCTAGATTAAATAGCAACTCAAGATGCTCGTTAATATCGGAAAATGTATTCTTAGCGTTATTATATTCGCCTTCTATAAATTGTACGAAACTCATATGTCTAACCACCTTGTGTTGTTTAATGTCCAGTTAACTACCTCAGCAATACGTTCTTGTACTGGCTTTGGTTCCCATCCCATTTCTTTCATTCTATTACCACTTAAAGCATATCGTAAATCATGCCCAGGTCGAGAACTATGGAAATCCATAAACTCATAATTAAGTGGCTTACCTTGAGCGTCAGCAATCATTTGAGCTAACTCTAAGTTATTCAATTCAGTTGCACCACAGATATTAAACTTTGGACATTTAACGCCAGCATTGTTGGTAATGTTTAATGTACCCTCATGTTCTAATAAAAACAGCGTTGCATCTGCCACATCTTCGGCATGGATATAATGACGAGATCCTGGGATTGTTTTTGACGCATCACTATGGATTGTTACCTTACCACCATCTCGTACATTACGAATAGTCATAGGAATAAATTTCTCGGGATGCTGTCTTTCGCCAAATACATTCATAGTATGTGTAATATAGATTGGCATGTTATAAGAATTTTGATATGCTACACAAAGCTCTTCAGCACCAGCCTTTGAAGCCGAGTACGGATTAGTTGAATTGTAACGATCGTATTCATCATAGTTAACACCTTCTGGCGCTGGTCCAAATACTTCATCAGTTGAGAAATATAGGAAACGCTCAAGGTTTTCTTGTTTACGTGCAAACTCTAAAATGTTACATGTACCGACAACATTATCCATAACAAATTCCATTGGAAAATCAATAGAACGATCTACGTGTGAACCTGCAGCCAAGTGCGCTACAATATCAATTGGTCCAATGTCAGCAACGAGCATTGGATTAAATTCAGCTTTTAAATCGTGGAAAATTGTACGAAGACGTTTGCGTTCTTCAGCAGTACGTTCTTGTAAGAGATCATGTAATCTGTTTAAATTACCGCTATAATCCAAACGGTCAACTGTAATAATTTCCCAGTCGGTTTGTTTAAGTACTCGGTTAATTAAGTGGTGTGCGATAAAACCACCACCGCCGGTAATCAGAATTCTTTTTGACATAATATCTCCTTCATCAAAATCATAGTGTAAGAACCTCCCAGCGAACTGAGAGGCTTGTTAAGTTTATTTATAATTAAAATTTATATTTAATTGTTGCCTTTACACTATCATCAATGTTTGATGTTTGGCGAGTCCATGGATTTACTTGTACCTTATCATTATGGTAATAAAGACCTAACTCTACTGGACCTTTTGTATGGATCGCTGCGATATAGTTATATGTAAATCCTAAATCATCATCTGTTACATTATGCGCAGTGAACATTAATTCTTTACTGTAGTTATACATAATACCATAATCTTTACGAGTATTTTCTTTATCTTCCCATTGCTCATATCCTAGACCAATTGGAATACCCATTCGATGTAAAGATGTACCGATTGACATACCTTTTTGTGTTTCACCGTCTTGTGTATCAATTTGCATATATGATACGTCAACAATTTTTGCACGAGCGGTTACGCCATAATACATTGCTTTTGTTTCCGGATCCCAAGCGACTACACCAGCGTATGGCATATCTCTTTGTAAACGATAACTGTTAAATGCAAACTCATCATTGTATCCCCATCCACCAAATGTAAGAGCAATCTTTTCTTGGTGGTCAATACGTGAGTTCTTTTTCGTAATAATAACTGGTGCACCAATTTTTGATGTCTTAGCAAAACCTAAACGTTGTACGTCTGTTTCACCAATATATAATCTTGCACCACCAATGCCAAGACCCATTTGTTTCTCAGTAATTGTATTATCTAATGTACGATCTAATGCATAGTTAGTATCAAACTTGGCAGAGAATCCAGCCCAATCCGCGAATGGGTGCTCAAGTTCTGTTTCATAACCGCCTACTGCTTCAAATCGCGTATCGACATGGCCTTCAGTATTCGTATCATCAATGTAGATTTCAAATGTACCATTAATGAAAGGACCATCTTTTGCTTCTGTATGATCGTGTCCACCAGCCATGGCACCTGATGCCATAAGTGATGCGATAATAGTACTTGTAAGTGTTTTCATTTCTATTCCTTATTCTTTAACCAGCCAATTTTTTCACCGGCTTCAAGTCGACGTTCTGCTTCCGCTTTAGTACCTGGGTAACGCCATGCCCAAATAACGATTAATGCGAATGTAATAAACATGTATAATGTTGCTTTTACATTTCCTGTTCCAAAGAACATAAATCCTAATGATGTTGACATTACTGCAACCATTAAGTATTTTGCTTTTTGAGGGTAAACTCTTAGTCTTGACCAGTTTTTAACAAATGGACCAAACCTTGGATGGTTCATAATCCAGTTATGTAAACGGTCGGAGGACTTGGCAAAACAAAACGTCGCCCCTAAGATAGGTGTACTCCATGGTAGTCCGGGCAGTATTACACCAAGATAGGCAACGCCTACCAAGAGGATGCCTAATACAAACCAAAAGGCTTTTTTAATCTTAATCATAATATCTTCCTTTTTGCTGAAAAAAGCGTTTTCCAATTGATTCATTTCAATACTTCTTTCAGAGCTTCAACTAATTCTACCATCATTATATCGGTATGGTATGGAGTAGGTGCGATACGTAATCGCTCAGTGCCTTGTTCCACTGTTGGAGAATTAATCGGTTGTATGTATATACCGAATTCGTTTATCAATCTATCCGAAGCTTCTTTGCATTTAAACGCATCATTGACCATCACTGGTATAATGTGAGTACAAGCGTTCGGATGAATGTTTATTCCTGCATCAATAAGCATGCCTTTGAGTTTGGCAACACGTTCTTGATGTTTTTCTCTAAGGGAATTGTGATCCTTTAGATAATTTATACTGGCGAGAGCCCCAGCACATATGACTGGTGACATACTGGTAGTGAATATGAAGCCACTGGCAGTCGATCTAATAGCGTCAATAATTGTTTGATTACCTGCAATGTAACCTCCTTGGACGCCGTATGCTTTGCCTAATGTACCGTTGACGATGTCGATACTATCAGAATATAAATTTAGCTCTTCACAATACCCAGCGCCGGTTTTACCATAAAGACCTACTGCATGAACTTCATCTATATAAGTCATTGCCTTATATTTATATGCCAAATCCACTATAGATTTTATAGGCGATACATCTCCATCCATTGAATATATTGACTCAAATACAATTACAGGATTAAGTTTGCGTTTGATAGCTAGTTTGAGTTTCTTTTCTAAATCGTCCATATCGTTATGTTCAAATATTAGTTTCTCTGCTCTGCTATTTACCATACCCATAATAATTGAGGCATGGTTTTTGCTGTCAGAAACAAAACATAAGTTTGGTATAATTTTAGATAAAGCAATAAGTGACCATTCATTCGCGACATATGCGCTCGTAAATACCAAAGCCGACTCAGTTTTATGTAGAGATGCTAGCTCACGCTCAAGTGTAACATGGTAATGTGATGTACCACCTATATTGCGAGTACCACCTGATCCGGCACCTGTTTGGTCTAGGGCTGTGTGCATTGAGTCAATAACATATTTGTTTTGACCCATACCAAGGTAATCGTTAGAGCACCAATTGACTATATTTTTTGGAGCATACTTGCCATACCATATTGAACGAGGGAAAGACCCTCGCTCTCTAAGTATATCGTTAAAGACTCTGTATCTGCCATCGGCTTTAAATTCTTTAACTGTTTCTTCAAAATATTTCAAATAGTTCATAATTTAAGCTTCACATGCCGCGCAATCTGCGCTCATTACGCGTTTACGAGTTAATGATTGAGCCGCTGACATTGAATAAGCATAGTACAAACTCTTCACTCCCATTTCATTTGCATATAGATATAGTGCGTTAATATCTTTAACTGTCATATCTGGATCAAGCATTAGATTTAAACTTTGAGATTGGTCGATGTATTCTTGGCGAATAGCAGCTTGGTCAATAATAGTATTTGGGCTAATCTCTGAGAATGTTTTAAACACTGCGCGTTCGTCTTCAGTTAAGAACTCAAGATGCTGAACTGAACCATCACGATTTTTAATTGATTCCCATACATCTGGCGTATCTTGTTCTTTACTAATTAACAATTCTTTTAAATATGGATTGCGAATAGTAACTTTCATTTTCGCTAGATCTTTAACATAAGCGTTAGAGAATTCTGGCTCAATAGATTGTGATACTTGACCAAGGATAAAGCTTGATGATTTAGTAGGAGCAATAGCCATTGTTGTGGTATTACGCATTCCATAACCTTCAAGTAATTCTGGTTCACCTAATGTTTTAGCCATTTGACGAGATGCTTCGTACGAACGTTCTTGCATTGTTTTAGCAATCTCAAGGTTTAACTGAGATGCTTCTTTTGACTCAAAGGAAATCATTTTAGATTGTAGATGAGAATGCCATCCTAAAATACCAGCACCAAGGGCACGGTGTTTCATAGCAAAATCACGAGCACGTTTCATATAGATTTGACCAGCTGTTTTACGAACAAACTCTTCGCATACCGTATCAAGGAACATAGTCAATGTTTCAATCGCATCTGTTTCTTTGATTTCATCCCAATGTAAAACATTAAGAGAAGACAATACGCATGTAAACGTTTCCTCATGTGAAGATGGTAATGCAATTTCAGCACACATATTTGAAGCGTGTACTCTCATATCCTTATCTTTATATACTTGTGGACGACCATCGTTTACGTTATCTGAGAATAGAATATAAGGGAAACCAATTTCAGAACGACGTTGTAGTACCTTTGCCCATAGACGACGTTTGTCTGGATCTCCAGCTTTCATTTCATCAATGAATTTGTTACTAACATTGATACCAGTTGTTAACCCTTGGATAGGATTACCTTCTGTGCCAATATCCAAAAACTCATCAGCATCTGGATGTTCAATATCTTGGTAGGCAGCAAAGAAGCCACGACGTACTGAACCTTGAGATACAACCGATGCCAAAGTATCATACATCTGCATAAAGTGTACTGAACCTGAGGACTCACCTGAGTCTCGGATAGCAGCTCCACGATGCCTAATTGCACCAAAGTAACCTGATGTACCACCACCGTTTTTCATTAACATACCATTCTCAGCATGACCAAACAAAATGGCTTGCATACTATCATCAATGAATGAACCGAAACATGATACTGGTAAACCTCGTTCTTTACCATAGTTAGCCCAAATTGGAGATGCTAACGAATAAAATCCACGACTCATATAATCGTAGAACTTATCAGAGAAGCCATCAAAAGTAGCTTTCTTTGCTTTTGTTGTTGCCATATCCTTTAGGTACCATTCAGCTTTATCAGCAATGACACGGATGCGGTCTTGTGGCTTTTCTTTTTCTTCTAGATAACCACGTGACAGGAATGTCTTGGAGTCATCATTTAGCCAATAGAATTTTTTGTATTTTCTCATAATATATTTCCTTAAAATAAATCGTCTTCAGTGAATGCCTTTGTTTTCTTTGAATAAGCGGTCGAACGCTTGACGAAAAAGTCAACGTTTTTAGTACTTAGGATTTCTTCTACAAACCAGTCAGTACTTGCGACTGCCTCTTCGTCTACCTCATATAAAGGCTTCATATCAATTGCTTTCAACGATTGATTGAAACGATGCTTTAAGAATTCTTTCACTGTTGCTTTAGGTAAAAAGTCTAAATCGTGGTCGGCATAAATCCAATCAACAATTGCAGACTCTGCTTTGAATGCGTCACGACATAGACGATTAACTTCTGCGTTACTATCTTTGTCGAACCAATCTGGGTTTTCTTCTCTAATAATATTCACTAGTTCAAAACCAAAACGAGCGTGAATATCTTCTTCTTTTGATGTTGCTTCAACGGCGTTTGAAATACCTTTGAGAACATTCTTATGTTTATTGAAAGCCATCATAATAAGGAATTGGCTAAACAATGAAACGTTTTCCACAAACATAGAGAATAGAATAATTTTGTGGAAATAGTCTTTATCATCTGCTGGGGCACCGATTGATTGCTCAAGGTAAGCGATACGCTTTTTCATAGCCGGTACTTCGACTACCTTTTCAAACTCTTCGTTAAGACCCATGATTTCAATTAGATTTGAATACGCATCAGCATGACGTACTTCTGATTCGCCAAATGTAATTCCTACCGCTGCTACTTCTGGCTTAGGGAAACGATCGCCAATCTTAGCCCAAAATGTTTTAACCGCAACTTCAATCTGAGAGATAGCCAACATAGCTTTCTTTACGATTTCAACTTCTGGTTCTGACATTTTAACTTTCATATCTTGGATATCTGAAGAGTAATTGAACTCTGTGTGTACCCAATATGAATGGCGAATTGCGTCAGTGTACTCAACTAATTGTGGGTACTCATATGGCTTTAACGCTGCACGTTTACGAAAGATGTCTGGCTTGTTATTAAAACGGAATAGAATATATTCACGAGCCAAATCGTGTAATCCCATATCCATTATAACATTTTCTACTGTTTTGTGAATAGTATCAACGCTTACAATAACGTCGGTTGCTTCTGTATTAATAGCTTCAACCACTTCTGAAGTAATTTCACTTGATAAGTTTTTACTTCGGATACCAATGCCTTTCATTGCCTTATCTACTGCAAATGTAATTTTATCTTTGTCGAAATCCTTTGTGGTTCCGTCTCGTTTAGTTACATAATTAACTAGTCTAGGTAATTCTATTACATTGGAAATTGTTTGCGTATTCTCTAACATCTGCGCCTCTTTAAATTGAATGTGTAAACGTAACACGGTACCTTTTAGGCACTGAATTACTTAGTCTAATTGGATTATTCATTGACATCTACCGTCAACTGGTAGCTATATTTATAAGTTACTATACTACATATATCCCTAAATGTCAATAAAAATAAATTTATTTTGGAAACATTATTTTTCAATAAAATTTTCCATCGACGGAAAGATTTTTGTAATAGCTTCGGCGCATGCGATGGCAATATCCATATGTTCTTGTTGTGTTCCATTAGAAGAACGCAATTCAATATAGTGGATCCACGAACGAATAGAACCTTGCATATATAAACGGCTTGGTGTATTACCTTCAGGTAAGATAGCACGAGCTTGTTCTTTTGCGATACCATTTTCAATAGCCCACGCATATGATTTCATTGCTTCGTTCCAAACATTTCGTTGATGAACTTCCCAAGCCATATGCAGCGATACATCGTCGGTCATAACGCTGTTTTGACGATTTTTTGGATCTTGTAATCGAGCTTTACGAATAACCACTTTATCATCTAAATCACGAATATCGGCATAGCGTTGACTAAACTCTTGGAATGCAAATGAACGGTGACGTAACATTTGGCGAGCGATATCACGAGTTGTTTCAATTTCTAATGTTGCATTAGCCATTTCAAATGGAGACCAATGAGAATGTTTTGCCAAGTAGTTAAGCAGCTTAGGCGCCGTTTCTTGGTTTAACTGGTTGGATGGATTTGACACTCTTGCGCAATACGCAATCAAATCTTGTACATCGTCCAATCCAATGATTTCACCTTCAACTGGTTGTGAGTATGCAATTAGTCTAGCTTTCATATTACGTATCCTTGTTCGCGGAGGCGGGCTTTCCATGCGCCACCTGTTTGTTGTTCTTTAAACTGTAGCTCAAGCCATTCTTTATCTTTTGACGGTTCAAGTGTTTTAATTATTGTTTCTATTAATTCTGGTTTTAAATTAAGTAAGTTCACGATTTCCTCCAATTAGCAAATTTCAATTCAGCTACCAAACCTTGGTAGATATTCTCTTCTATCATTTTTTCTGGATCAAACCCTTTCATATAGATATCGTTAATGTCTTTCGCAGGAACGTTCTCTGGCCATATACAAACTTTATAACCAGCTTTAATTACTTTTTCCATGCGATCGCAAATTTCTTTATTGCGCGGCTCAGCATCAAACACGTATATTGCGTTTTCACTGGCAGAGTTACCATTGCCTTCAGCACCATTCATAGAGATAGCATTTTCAAGGAACATACTATCAATAGCACCTTCAACAATATAATAAGGCTGACTGAAATCAACTTTGTCCAAACCAAAAATCTTCGGCCTTTCTTCAAACAATATAGTTATATATCTGATTCCTTCAGAAGTAAATCCACGAGCCGATACACCAAAACAATTACCACGTTCATCAAGGAATGGAATAATTAATCTTGGCTCGTCTTTATTGACATTTGGAAATTTGTTTGGTATAATACTATTAATCCATGTTTTAAACTTAGGAGCATAGTACAAACGATAATGGTGGCTCGTAGGTATTTTACGTTGTTCAATATAACGTTTAACTGGATGGTCAAACTTTAATTGACTAATCTTTTTAATTTTGGAAAGGGGATTTTGTTTTTTAAACGTTGGAGCTTTTGTTTTAAACTTACTATCGTCAACCTCTTTTTCTTTGGTATCCTTGATAGTATTATTGGCTTTGCCTACAAACTTGTCTGCCACGTAATCATTGTATAATTGTTGGTCTTGCCCTTTAAGGAAGTACGAGAAGCCCTGAGATGTACCACAGTTGTGACAGTAAAAAGAGAACTTATTATCCCGCTCTAACAACCAACCACGAGCCTTTGAGCGGGACTTTTGAGAGTCACCACAAATAGGGCATCGGAAGTTAATTTTGTAGGGATTTGTGTTACGTATCTTAAAGTTATCGAGTCGACCAGATAACATCTGAGCATACTGAATATCAACGAAATCTACCATTATATACTTTCCATATTGAATATAAACATTATAACAATAGAGCGCTATAATGTCAACCGTTAATTTAGTATATCACAGATTTAATTGTATGTCAACCAAAAACGTCAGGCCAAGACCACTTTGCAAAGAAAAACATTATAACGCCGCTCACACCCATAATATAATAACGCCAGTTTTCTAATGTTGAAATCTTTTTCGTTTGAGATTTAATTGTATGTCAACCAAAAACGTCAGGCCAAGACCACTTTGCAAAGAAAAACATTATAACGCCGCTCACACCCATAATATAATAACGCCAGTTTTCTAATGTTGAAATCTTTTTCGTTTGTTCGTTAATACGAGAATGCAAGCCACGTTCCATTACTTCAAGCTTTTCAAGTATTTCTTTATTACTCATAGCTCGTTTTTCAGCGTTGTGCTGCGCAAGTTTTTCATGGTCTCCACGAGACGATCGTCTGTATTCTTCTAACCTATCGCTCAATACTTGTAAACGTAAATCTTCATTACGTCTAGTTTCGTCAACCGTACGTTCAATTTCTTCAAGCTTTTCTTTTGTAAAAGCGATCACTTCTGACTGGACAGCAACGTTCTTACTAAGGTCAACCATAACATCCATTGATGTTTCAACCTTGTTAAAGAACTTTTGAATTTGTTTAATGTCGCTTTGAATCAAGCGAATATCGGTTTCCCAATTTTTTTCTGATGCCAAGATATTATTCCTTTGATGCCTTTTGATAACGGAGGCTAGTGGCGAACTCCATGATTATATTAATCACACTAGAAATAATTTAAATTGTCAGTATTATTTATCCGCCAATGCCTCTTCATAATAGACAATTATTGCTTTTTGTTCGTTTATATATCGGCGCAATTCACCGATACCAATAGCAAGGTTTTCATAACCTTTTGAACTAACAGCAAACACTACGAAGTTACCTGATTTTGATTTAAGTTCATTTACTTTTTCATCAAGGTTATCTTCAGTAATAATCATCCATTCCATTGGTGGAAAATCAACAAGTGGTGGTCTTGCTTGTATAGGAATATTTTGTTCTTGATATTCAGTCTGAGTTACTACCACCGGTTCCGGCTGGCTCAGACACGCTGTCAGTATCATCAGCATCGGAAGGAGGAGTAGTATCTTTAGCGATTTCGTCAATAAGTCTGTTAACTGCATTCTGTACTCTTTCTTCTAAATCTACAGGGTCAGTTAAAGCTTCCATATCTAAATCAATGCGAGCAAACTTGTTACGCAATGTATTTAAATACTCACGCGACTCTGCTAATTGTTTCGTAAGATTTTGGTTTAATGTTTCGTTGCGCTGTGCATCAGCGACCATAGTGTCCACAGTATTTTGTAATGTTTCAGCTGCGGATACCAGTTTAACGTTATTGGTCCGAAGAACGCTTATCGTTTCCTCAGACCAATCGTAGTACTGTTTGGCGCCATATCCTATACCTGCAAATAGTCCGCATACGATAATTAATAGATATAATTTCGCCATGTTATCACCCTATTACTTTGAGCAATATGATGCATATAAGCCTTCAAATTTAGCTTTATCGCAGCCATACTTTTCTTTCATCTTGCCGTACATTTCTGTTTTTGTACAAGATGCGTTTAGTTTTTTCATGTCAGCGCCGATTTTAGCATCGTCCGAGTCAGAATCATCATCGTCGTCTTTGTCATCATCGTCGTCATCATCTTCATCTTCGTCTTCATCGTCGTCGTCGTCTTTTGCTTCTTCAAGATCCTCAGCTAATGCTGATTTGTATTTTTCTTCTAAAGCAGCAGCGATACGAGTTTGCATTTCTTCTGCGAATGCGTCTTTCATTTCTAATGGATTTTTGTCCAACGCTTCTTTGATAATTTTTTCTAAAGACATTGCTATCTCCTTTTTGTTAAATTCAGTATTATTATATTCTATTTATCTATTTAAACATCTTGGATTGTGTAGATGGTCCTACGATACCGTCAGCAACCAATCCATTTACATTTTGCCATTTTTTAACAGCAGTAAGAGTTCCAAATCCAAAATCACCATCAGCTGTTACGCCAATAGCCTTTTGCATCTTTTTAACATCATCACCTTGCATACCTTTGCGTAGAGTACGTACTGCATTTGTAGATGTTTTCTTAGGGGCTGGTGCTTTACCGCCAAGGATTGCTAATGCTTCATCCCAGCGACGATTACGATCTTCTAAACCAATAGTACCACCGTTAATCTTTTTAGTCAAACCTTTGTTGTCGCCTTTGTCAGCAAACTTTTCTAATTTGTTTGTTGCCCAAAACCAGCAAGCAGACTCAATAGCACCCGTTGGTGTTGATACATACTCTGCAGCTTCCTCGGCCGTTAAGTCAACCGTATTTGCGAATTGTGTGTAATTATTTCTGCCTGTAAGCTGCTTGATACCTCGACCCCTAAAGAGCCAGCCATCGCCGGGATTAACGTTTCCCAAGGCTCCTCGTTTGGACCTAAACTCATCTTGGTAGACATAGTTTGCAATTTTTTCTTGGTCTCTTGCATATTCTTTTGCATCACGTTTTCCTTTTCCAAAATAACGGCCAAACACTGAGTTTAAAGCCTTTTCTGAATAATTAAGGTTTTCTACTAATCTTGTAAAGTCTAATGACTCATGTGCACACTGTGCCATAAAGCCAGCAACGCGGTTATTTGTATTGATTTCATATTTTTCAAACATTGGAACTGCTGCTTCATACCAAAGCTCTGGTTCTTTATTTGAAGGAATCATTGCGCTAAATTGTTCTAAAGTAATCATTTATTGTCTCCCATAATATCTCTTAGTCTTTTCTTTTTTGAAGAACTATTGCTTGACGTCCATTTCTTTTGTCCTGCTTTAGACATATGACCGCCATCCATACCAGCTATATTTCCGCCACCAACACTATTCGCTGGTTCTTCTGAAATTTCTGGTTTTGTATTAATGTGTTTTTGTCTAAACGATTTTAAATCAGACGATGCTGCTTGACGTCTTTTCTTTGCAGCTTCGGCATCTTTAACGTTTTGATTGTGGATCTTATTAACATCCATTCCACGCTTCGCAAGTTGTTGTCTAAACCTTGCTCTACCAAACGCTTCATTTTTTCTATTGACATTTTCTGCAAGTGTGGTATAATGATTATATCTACTAGAAAATAATTGTATTGATTCATCTAATTGATTATCAGTAATATCTTCGTTTAGTATTGACTCATCAGTAAATGCTTTGTATTCTCTTATTAAAAATAGAGCAGCCGCATATGATGCTAGTTTTGAACTACCACCCGGCACTTTAGCAAGTAATTTCTTTAGGTTAGCAATCATACGATCAAAGATACGCCACGCAGCACGTTGCTTTTTTGTTTTAAAATCTTTTGATTTAATTAGTACTTTACCATCTTTATCAATAATGCCCTCTTTATATGCATCCCACTTTTCAAATGGAGTTGCTAGACGACGGATAAATTGGTATACTAAAAATAGATCTACTACCATGTTTATATTCCTTTTAGCTTATCGCTAATGTATTTATCTGATTCTATACTGTCTCTATGTATCACAAAGTCATCGTATGTAACGACTTGTGGCATGAAATTTAAATATTCCACGAATGGCTTTAGAAATCCATGGTATTCATGAAGTTTCATAAAAAGCATGTTAGTTGCTTCAGGCCCAAAGATATTGTATATAACGATCAAGTGGTTCAGGATCAACCTTTCTTTCAAATCATTATCTTGTTTGTATCTACCAAATAGTTTACGTAAATACTGAAATCTTTTCAAGTCCTCATCAAATTCGACTATATCAGTACAATTAGGATTGTCGTAATATTTCGAAGCAAATAACAGAAAGGTTGATTCTGTTAATATCATTTTTTATTAGCTATCCGCAACTACTGCATCGTCGCCTGTACCACTAACACCTAAGTCACCAACATCAGCGTCTGCACATGTTCCGCCCTTCATTGGTACTAAACATTCCGCAAAGTGACGGCTGTTAGCTGTGTGATATGACCACCAACCCGGTCCTGTAAGACCTTTTGCTCGGTTAGATGCTAATGCTGCTTCTTCGTCAGAAACGAAAACCGCGTTATCTTTATCGTTTGATTTATTTGGATTAGATGCAGTTGCAGACAGCCATTTTGGTGCTGACGCCGCGTTATCTAGTTTTGCCCATGATCCCATTGTAGTTCTCCTTAATGAGGTTTAGTTATTCTTTTAGTT